TTTCAGTATCAAATGTAAACGTTTCGCCTGCAGGGATAATTAAATTATTAATAACCATATTTGTAGGACTAACCGACGAAGCGTTAGTAACATAATGCAATGTTAAAGTAATATCCGTTATTGGAGAATTATTGCAAAACATAATGCAAGTTACAGCATATTCGCGTTCATCCGTTGTTGGGGCGCCTGGGCATGTAAAAATTATAGTGTTTGTTGTTAAAATTGATGTATTGTGAATAGCCATCGTTATTCCTTAAAATATCAAACTGTAAACTATTGATTTACGTTTGCTTATTAATTCGTCTCTTATTCCTTTAGTATTTACAAAATACAACCCAGTGCCGCCGCCGCCAGGTTCAGCTTTGGAATATAATGAAATATACCCAGATATTGTAGCTGGATCTGCTAATCTATTTTCAAGACTTAATATACTATCAATTAATAAATTATCATTTGCATAGTTTGAAATGCTGTTATTTTGAATTTTAATATTATCGTTAGTAAATCCGTTGTCGCTCAACGATGCACGCTGCGCGCCATTGACAACAAATGCAATTTCGGTTTTTCCACTAACATTAACATCAAATACTTGCACACTAGTATTGTCTTCTACTATTCGATTTGGGATAATATAACTAGTGTTGCTGACATAGTCAGCAACTGCTTTCATATTTGGAATAATATCATCGGCTAGTAATGCATCTGGTTTAACAGTCCCTATTACTGGAATTGTAGCTACATCATCTCCAGGATTTGCGTATGTAAACGTATAATAGTCAATAATAGTCAATGCTGAAATTAATCCTGCATTAAATGATGAATTATCTACTATACGAATAACAAATCTAGCACCAATAAATAAATCATGGGGCTCAACCGTAGTTACCGTTGTAATACCAGAGGTTCTTGATACTGAAGAAACTTGAATAACCGTTTTTAACTTAATATAATTTAGTACTTGATTTTCGTAATTCAAGGTTCCATTAACTGTTAGTTTTCCGGTTCCTGACCCAATTAAGTTTAAATCGCCGCCGTTGGTACTAATACTGTTTGTTGCAATAGCTGATAATGTACCATCTGCATTAACGAATGTAAATGTACCAAGCAACACGGTACCAAGAGCTGGACTCCAGCTCGCAACTTCTTCGTTCCATAAAATAGAAACGTCAGGTAAGTTTCCCCTATCAATCTGCAAGCCTGCTGAAGTCCCTAATGTACTAACACCGCTACCTTGTTCACCGGCATTAACGTAAATAATGTTGTCTTTAATAGCCAAAGTCTCAGATTGTACAATCGTAGATTTACCTAAGACTGTTAAATCTCCAGTAATTATTACTTCGCCTTGTGGACTTAATCTATCATCATTGGGATTAGTATCTAAGACAATCGTACCAGGACTATTTTTAGCCCCGACAACTATCTTATAATCACCACCTTGCACTCTAACTATTTTAGACATTCTTATTCCTTAATAAGGGACCGAAGTCCCTGCAGATATTAGACTGCGGTAACAGTTAAAGTTCTAGCAACGGAGATTTTGCTTGTTGCGCCAGTTGCCGATACTACGACACGATACTTGTCACCGTTATCAGCTAGTACTGTTGTAGCTCCAGTAGTGTAACTGTCTAAAGTTGCTCCTACAAGGTCAGCATATACCGAGGTTCCAGCTTCAGCTTTCTGCCACTGATATGCCAATGTTCCAGCTTGCGATACGGTTGATCCGACAATAGTAAATGTTGCAGTAGCTGGAGCCTCTACACTCAGTGCTGGTGATAATGTGCCTAATGTAATAACCGGTGCGACACCAGTTTCAACTTCAGTAGCTTGAACAGCACCATCTGCACTGCTTGCATCAAAGTTCCAAGGTACTTTATTACCATCAACAATAGCTACACGATTGTATAATTTTGTTGCTCTCTTCATTTCACCAGCATCAGTTTGCACTGTGATAGTCATTTCATTTTCGCCTAGGGCACCGTTTGCTTTATCAACTAAGTGACAATCGCCAGTATTGGCTCCGACAGTTACTTTGAATTTTAAAGTACCGCGTTGGCTTACGATTGATCCATCGCCCTCGGCATTAGCACCGATTTTTGCGCGAACTTTTAATTGGTTTCCAGCACCTGTGCCGAAATTTCTTTTATTGATTGGACGTCCCATTTGATTCTCCTTGAATTGACGTTTTAGGTCTACGTTGTGGGTTACAACATAAGCACTATACTAAAAGTATAGATTCTCATTTAGACAATGTATTTATCGAATTATGAAATTTAAATATTAAAGTCAAGAAAAAACCCGCCGAAGCGGGTTTCTAATTCTATGATGAAAATGTAAACACTCTATTTCCGCAGTCCCAAAATCTTCTGTATTTTGCATTGAACAAGTTTTCACTTTCAGAAAGCAAAGGATTAAACGAAGGAAGCCATTTTGCTAATTGCTTTTTTTGGCATTTATATCTTGAAATCACCGATGTTCCGTCAGTCCAAAAATATCCTGGATTGGTATCTTTTACAAAAGTTAACCCAGCTTTCGTATAAGAATTTCCATTTGATTTGGACAAATCACAATAAGTAATAAAGGATGAATTAGGATGACTCTTTTTCACATGAGAAATAAGTTTTGACAGTCCCCCAACTACAGTTATCCCAGGTGCGCTGCATACTCGTAAAATTTCAAACGTTACTGATTTTTCATATCGTGATTTACCCAATGATATCAACATTAGCAATACATTGTTGCTAAACAATCCATATGCATGTGCAGAGGGGACAAATCCTTGGAGATGATTTTCTTTTAAAAATTGTTTTTCAACCTGTTTAGTTACAGTTGATATTGAACATTTTCTTGCAAATACAGTTGAATTAAGTTTTAATTTTGATTTTAATATGTTTGTTATAACCTGAGTTTTTTGATTCCATTCGTAATCAGTTATATGAATTACATCAATTCCGGCTAAGATTGCCAACTTTGATTTTGAGAGATGCCTGTTTTTATCTTCTTGTTTCCTGTTTGATGGATGAAATGAATGCCAATATAACCCGTCCACTTCAATGCCTATAGAATGTGACGGTATCAAAATATCAATTTCTTGAGTGTGCAGCGTTTGCCAGTCATTAGTAATACACTTAATATCAAACGTAGTTAAGAGATGTTCAATTTCGCGTTCTTGAACAGAATAGTTTGTAACTTGGCGTATCACAAATCCAAATTTTTTACAATACTCAGCAACGGTAGAATAATATATACCTAACTCGTCTGCAATATCCACCAAAGTTCTTTGATTAACTATATATTCAGTATGTAACCAGTCATAATTTGTTAATTTTAAATAAGCTTCAATTGGAATTTTTGGATTCTGTAATATCTTTTTTATTTCTAGTCGCTGAGAATTAAATTCAACGCCATACTTTGCCAGCATTGTTGCCGATCGCCGAGAATTTGTTTGTATTGCATCAAACTGTGATATCTTTTGTTTTGTTAAAGACACATTTTTTGATATTGAATCTTTTGTACATTGACAAGTGCTAGCTGGGCCACACCCTACATACCCCTCAGTCAATGATTTAAACTTCTTTTGTTTTCCGTAACTGCATGAAACTAGTGCAGTCGCGGTTAAGTTGTATATCTTTTCAGATATAGTTGACCCGTGCCCAGATAATACCCATTCAAACAATAGTTTATCACGTTTAACTACTTGACTTATCTTTTTAGGGTTAGTTATTTTTAGTAATGCTAATAGCTGAGATTTCATACAGTATGGTAGCATAGAATGTATTATGAGTCAAGAAAAAACCCGCCGAAGCGGGTTTATTATTAAAGTAAATTCTTGATTAAGAGAATTTAACTTTGCTCGATGTAATTGCAACTTTACCCAAATAGTCTGCCGCGTTACCTAAGGAACTAGCAGTATTTGTGAGCTCCACATATCCATATCTTGTCATGAAAGATACAACTGGCTCAAAAGTACTTGGATCAAGCACAACACCAGAACTCATCAATGGAACATATGGACAGTAGAATGCTGCGGCATCAGATTCGCTTCCGCCTTTGTATCCAATTAACACATCATCAGATAATGCGTAAGTGTTTACATAGATCTTCATTGCGTTGTTCAATGTACCGACAAACTTAGTATTTGTAGGGGCTTCGAAAGTACCTTCTGTAGTACGAGCAAACGCACTAGTTGTTGCACTTTGTAGGATTGTCAATGCCATAGGAGACACAACAGCCCAGTTACCAGCACCACGACGTGTACGTTGTGCAATCAAGTTAGCAACACGATTGATCTGAACAGCTAAAGCAGCATGCTCGTCACCAACGAATGTAGCGGTACCTGACACAGCGGACTGGTCATAAGTTTGGGATGCGTTACCAGCCAAGTTCATTAGGGAACCTAATACTTCTTGGTCGATTTCAGCAGTAATTTCTTGAGCCAAAGCAGCCATAATTTCTGCTTCGATGTCAATACCTTGTTGGGCTTGTGCATCTTGAGCAGCTTCAAATGTCCAACGAGCGCTTAACTTACGTGTCTTCGCTTCGACGGTTTGTTTCAAGATTTGGATGCTCATACGGTTACCAGCAGCGCCTTCTAAAGAAGCTGTATTAGCAGCTTTAGCAGCAGCAGAATTTTGGTTACCAGAATAAGCTTCAGCAATCTTGAATGGACTGAATGCTTCTTCACCAGCTACAACGCCAGCGCCAGAGCTTGTATCACTGTAGCGAACACGTAGAGTGTGAATTTGACCAACTGGACCAGTCATTGGCTGAACGCCGACTAGTTCGTTAGCAATAACGGTTGGCATAACACGACGGATCACTGGAAGGATCACGCGGTTAAGAGTAGCAACGTTACCAGCAGATGTAGCGCCGGCTGTAGCACTTTCTGCAAGATACTTGCGGGTGTTTTCTAATGTTACAGCCATGGTGGATTTACGGGTGCCGGATAGTCCTTCTAATAGGGCTTCCTTAGTCTCGTTCCAACGGCTTGAGAGTAGTTCTGACATTTTAATATTTCTCCTTGAATTATAATCCAGCTAAACGACGGATAGCTATAATGTTAGTGTCGTTTTCGCCACTACTTATGCTGTTAGGAATTTTATTTCCTGTTACTTCTTTTGCCTCTACTAGAGCCTTACGTTTTTGTGGTGCTTCACCAGCTACTACAGCTGACAAATATTTTTCGAAACTACCACGTAGTCTCGGAGTTTGCACGCTTTCGAGCAACTCAGACATAATAGCCTTTTGATCTCTTGCGAGTGGGGCTAGTAATTCTGACATTACTTCTTGGCGGTCTCTACTCTCCACGAGTGCCTTAATTTGTTGTTCTTTGCTTTCTACGATACGGACTGCTTGGGCTTCGTTATTCTTAGCCTGTGCGAGTGCCATCTCTTTCATGTCTATGACCTTGAGCAATTTACTGGTTTCTGACTTTTCATTCAGATAGCTTGTTTGATATTCATTGGCAAATGCTTCGAATAATTTGCGACCGAAGTCCGCGCGACGAGCTGATTCAATATCTTCTTTTAGTTGGCTAATCTCTTTTGTAAGAGTCTTTTCAACTGCAGATTCAACTAAAGTTGCTGCGCGTTTAACAAATTGTTCTTTGATTTTTGTAAAAGCCTGACGGCCTTCACGTACCAAACGTACTTTTGTTTCTGCAAGTTCCTGCTTGTCTGTATGGAACTCTGCAATTTCTTGTGCTAGTGCTTCTACAACGAACTGTTCAAGTTTACCAAACTTGCCAGCCATTTGTACTTGATCTTCGTGCAATTCTCTTACTTCAGAAGCCAATTGACGCACAATGAATTCCTTCATTGTCTTTGCATTTTTTTGTGCTTTTGCAGTAACTTTAGCTTTCGCTTCAGCTAATTGTTGACGATCTTCTACAAACTGTGCAATTTCTTCGCGCAGTTGGTCACCCAACATACGATCAACAGCTTCGACCATGAGTGATTTGTCATGCTCGTAACGGTTAGCGAATTCTTCGCGTAGTTGTTGAGTTACTTGGTCACGGTTCTCAACGATTCGTGATTCCCAAGCAGACTCGATTTCTGCTCTAACATTCTCAGAAACTACATTGTTTTCAAACAGAGATTTTAATGCTTCTAACATGTATTCCCCTTTATTGGAGTCCGCTTATTATTTTTAATAAGCTTTCTTTAATGTATTTTTGCGCCTTAGGATCGCCCTGGACCTCCTTCGCTATGCGAAGGCTACTATACCCCCCACGAGTGTTCATGAGGTGTTCGTAGATTGGAGTAGGATACGCGCCTGGTGCACTTGGTTGAGCTACTACATCAACTGTAATAATCTCAAAATCCGATACTTCACCGGAACCGTCTTCTTTGACGTTTCCAGATCCGCGACTTGATACTCCTAACTTAACACTGCTGGTTAACATAGCTTTCACTAGTTCGCCCATCGGTGTAGGTAGGATTTTTAACTTGCCGTAACCGTCTGTACCTTCCATCCACATTTCTGTGATCATATGGGACACGCGGTCAAGGTTGATTCTTAGGTCATCTGGATGATCAACTTCGCCTAATACTG